TCATGTAAAAAATCACATAGATTTTTGGGAACTGCTTTTTTAACAACTAAGAATTTATTTTTTTTGAACAGCATCAATTACTCCTTTCGGGATTGCTTGAATATTCCAATGTATAAATCTAAATGGTTCAATACCATGATCAACCACAAATTCATGTTCTAAATAACCTGGAAATATAATTAGTGTGCCTGGAACAGGTTTAAAATGAACTAGTTCTGTGCCATTAGATATATGTTTGTTTGATTTCATTTTTAATTTTGTTGTTCGTGCACCTGTTCTTGGATCGTAAAAAATAGGATAAGATGTTTTGTCTGAGCACTTTAAAAAATAAAATCCAGATACATGTTGATTTCCATGTATATGTGCTGAATGATGGCCCCCTCCTTTTTTAGCAAATTCTTGCACCCACAATTCAGTAAACATAGTGTCATAACGCTGCATATCAAAACCTTGTGAATCTAGAAACTCCCAAGATTTTTGGCCCATATAATTTTTAAAATCTAAAAAATTATTATCTAACAAGAGGGTAGTTGAATGATGTGACATACCAAAATCACCATACTTTTTTATATATTTTTTTACTGTTTTTTTTGCATTTAAAATATATTTATCAGATGCTTTATTTAAAGTTTTTACAAACTCTGGTTTTTGTTCAATAGATATAGGTGTTTTAAAAAATTCAAATATTTGCATTTTATCTAAACGGATATCCAAGATTCCACATAACTAACGAATATCTCACTCCTTTTGTTACTGGTTTTACTCTATGCCATACAAATGAAGGAAATACTATTATAGATCCTTTTGTTAATATCTCTTTACATTGTATTCTATGTTTTGATTCATCTCTCATATGTGGATCATAATTTCTAAAATCAAATTCTAATTCACCGCCCTCATATTCAGAGCCATCAGTTAATTGACAAGTCATAGAAGGTTTTCTTATTTTACCATTCATTTGGTTATTATTAGGATTTTTATAAGGTTTATCCCAACTATCACAATGCCAATCATAATATTGATTGAGTTTATATTTTGTAAATTGACAAGATTCTGAAACGTCCCATTGAAAATTCCAACCTGCATTTTTATTTGCCAAATGTATATAAGGGTGTAATTCCTTGAAAATCCATTTATCATTAAGCCATACTAAATCAGAATTTCTTTTACGTTTAATATCTTTTATTTCCTGTTTAGTAAGCTCTCTATCTTCTCCATACCCACCAGTTCTCGCAAATGTTTCAGCTTGCGATAACCCATATCTTATTATGTCATCACATATTCTTGGTGGAACAACAGATTTAACGTACCAATAATAATTAGATAAATTCACTGTAACTATCTCCATATCCAAAACCACCCGAGGGTAAACAATTAAAAGCTAAAGAATATCTATCTTTATCTGATAAATTGGTTTTTATTTCGTGTCTTAAATTACTAAAAAATAATATTAACTCATTTTGTTGAGGCACAATTGTGAAAGACTTACTATTATATATATTTTGATCATGTGTTGTAGTTTCAAAATTATTTTTGATATCGTTATAAAAAACTATTTTATATTCTTTATCATGTTCAGGGTAATATACACCAGAAATCCAAGAATTGCTGTGATGATGTGAAGAAGAATTACCCTTAGGTTTTGTTAAAGTCAACCAAGAACTGTATATCTTAAATTTACACTTCATAAATAAAATGTTCTCAATAAAATGTTTTATTGTCTCATTAATTTCTTTATTTAAAATTTTATATTTAGTTAAAATATTTAAATTAGAACTTACAAAATTTAAATTATAGTTTTTTTCAGTAAAGATAAATTTTTGTTTTTTAAATTCTTTCATATATTCTTTTTTTATATTTAATTTAAATCTAAAAATACCATTATGTACAATTGGAATATGTTGAATTAATTGCATTTTTAAACGTATTCATAAGTTATCGTTTGTATAAAATTTAATGAATCTTTTTGTTTATTTAAAATAAAATACTGATTAGTTGATGGAAACATAATAAACATATTATCTTTTAATTGAATATCCCAACTTCTTCCTTTTCTTCTATTATCGTCATAAAATATTCTAACCATACAATCGACGGTATTTATTCCATACAAACAAGTAAAATCAGGTGAATTTTTCAAATCAACAGGATTTACATTTAATATTGGCTCTGTTATCTCACCTGGTGTATAGGCATTACCCCAAGTATCTTTATTTATTAATGATATATTATAATTTAGATTGATATAATCTTTAAGATAATTATTTAACTTATCCCAATCTCTAGAGAAAATGAACTTTTGTTTTTTATAAAGACTTTCAAAAATTGATTGAGTTAATCTCAAAGGGTTGATATTAAAATTATTGGGCATTGAAACATCACCATAGAACAAAGCTTGTTCAGACAGCACTTTCTTTTTCATACCACTAACAGAAATATATTAATTTAGAATATCTGTCAAATCCCATGCAGTTGTATCTTCGTTCCAAACATAAGACCATTGATTAGTATTAGCTGCATTTTGATTATTTTGTTCTTCTGTTAATTCAGGAGCATCTCCAATAGGAGATTTCCAATTAGCTGATTCGATGTCTAACACCCAAGATGCATATGGTTTTTCAGGGTAAAAAATTTGATTTTCTGCATCCCAAATATAACCCATACCTGCAAAATTTCCTCTAAATGGTGTGCCACCTAATCTATGTTGACCTCCATGTGTATTATAAGATGTTTTAATCCACAAGTGAGCTGGCCAATTATGATGTTTTTCTAAATAAGCTTGACCTACAGCTTCAACTTCTTGACCATCAGCATTTGTGGTATCTGAATTATTTACAGTTAAAACTGATAAAACTTTGTTTTCTTCACTTATTTTTGCAAAATGAGCCATAATTTTATTTGTATTTATATCTTATTATTACGATCCCTGAACCGCCTGTTGCAGGGGGAGCACCGCCACCTGAACCACCGCCTGTGTTGGCTTGTCCATTTCTAGAAGGAGAACCCGGTGATCCGTTACCTCCGCCTCCATCTCCGCCAACTCCGCCAGTGCTTGGAGAAGCAGTGTATTGACCACCTCCGCCTCCACCAGAAAAATATTTTAATGGTCCACTTGGTCCTGGAGTACCAACAGCTGGATTGATTTGTGTTCCTGCTCCAGTGCCACCGTTACCTCCAATACTAGGAATTCCGCCTGATCCATTTCCACCGGCACCTCCACCACCGCCAGCACCTATATTTGGAAAGTTGTTTGATGCGCCTCCACCGTTGTTACCTTGTGGTGGACTTACTGGTGGTACATTTCCTGTTCCTTGTCCAGGTGATGGAGTTGGGGGTGAACCTCCGCCTGAACCTCCCGGTCCTCCAGGTCCTCCTGGATATACTCCTCCTAATCCACCTCCAGCGGATGTTATGCTTGAAAAAGTTGAATCAACACCTTTTCCGCCTGGGTTTCCAGGACTGCCCGTTCCGCCTGCGCCTACAGTTATTGGATAAGATGTTTCTGATACAGGTAAACCTGTTGGATTAGCCAATGGACTTGCTGTGTAACAACCTGAGACTGGAACTGAGTGTGATTCTCTAAATCCTCCTGCTCCTCCGCCTCCAGATATATAAGCTCCGCTTCCGCCTCCTGCTACTACTAAATAATCTACATTTGCGTTTGAAGGTTCTTTAGCTGTGTTTACTACAAAACTTCCGGGACCTGTAAAAGTGTGAATTCTAAAATCTCCACTTTCAGTTACAGTTCCACCAGTAGCACATATGAAATCAGGGGCACCCCCTGATGTAAGACCAAAACCTTTTCCTGATCCTGCACCGAAAGAACCTAAAATTGGCATAAAATTTATATCCTCCTATTATGCGAACTGCGTTTGAGCTGCAAACACTGTAAATGTTGCGTCTCCAGTTTTTATTATTGTGTACGTGTAAACGTCGACAGAGGATGCGTTTCCTGCAGTTGGCGCTGCACCGCCTTGCCATTCAGGAGTGACTCCCGAACCGTCAACTTGCACGGCGCTATTGTAGTAAGGTGTACCACCTTGTGTGACTAAAAAAGCAGCTGTCATGGAGTCTCCAGTATTCATTACATTGTTTAAAGTATTTGAACCGTCTCCTCTAAAGTTTACTGTAAAGTTTCCAGCGGCATTTGTTGTGTGGTATAGAACTGCTTGTGTTAATAAATCGTAGTTTACAGTTCCTGTTGTTCCAGTTGCAGCTATAGTTGCTCTTTCTTGTAGAGCTTCAATGCTACCAATACTTGTGAATTTAACTGCTCCTAAACCTTTAGGTGTTAAATCGATACCGACATTACTATCATCTCCAGTTCCAGACAACGTTGGATTATTAGTAGTCGCTGCGTTTGCAAGAGTTAACTCATTTACGGCAGAACCAGTTGCTGTTAGTTTTAATAACTCAGCTCCACCTGTGTCTAATACTGAAGTTCCTATTGCAGGAGATGTTAAAGTTTTATTAGTTAAAGTTTGAACACCAGTTAAATCAACCATGCCCACATCGATAATGTTAGGGTTAGTTACGTCATCAGCTTTTGCCATTAACATTTTTGTGCCTTTATCAGTAGTAGCAAAAGTTACGCTTGCTCCAGATCCTGATGCGTATTTAAATTCAACAGTAAAAGCTCCTGATGTAGAGTTTCTTATTACGTAAAGTTTTTCTACGTCAGTCGGTATTGTAACAATTCTATTTCCTGTGATTGTCCCTGTTAACTCAATCATATTTTGTTGAGCTGTTCCAGTAGTGTTTCCGTCAACAACATCTAAAGCAGTTGTGCCTGCTCCACCAGCGATTGACGTTTGATTAAATCCACCTACGATTTGTTGTAATAATTGTAAATTTGTATTTGTTTTATCGCCCCATGTACCCGCATTTTCACCGGTTACTTGAAGTTCTACTCCGAGAGCTGTATATGATGATGCCATAATTATTAAATCCTTATATTGTTATTTTACTAAAATTAAGCAGCCAAATCAACCTCAGTCCAAGTATTATTGACTCCTAAATCTACTTCATTCCATGGTGTAATATTAATTGAGCCGAG